AGAGTTACATATACTGGCCTGATAGGTTAAGTAAGATTGAACAGTTTAGTGATGCACTTGATACAGTATATAAAGGTAAATAAGCCTAAATAGGTGTGTACCGCGGAGTTGGAGCTCCCGTACACTCTAATACTGTTAAGGAGTATCAGATGAATATTTATACGTACAATATATCACATAGAATTTCTGAAGAACTGGAATTACCTTTTGTTGAAATACCAGTACTATCAGATCAAACGTTTTCTAAATTAGAAACAAAACAAACAGATAAAGAATATAGCGCCTTTAAAGGTAAAAAACATTTAAAAGAATCAAATACTTTACGCTCTAAAGCATTGTCTAAACTTAAATGGTGGAATAACGGCACAATAAATAGAAGATCTGTTAACCAACCAGAAGGTTATAAACCAGGTAGAATTGTTAATTACGAATATAAACTAAGTGAAGAGGGTAAAGCTAACTTAGGATGTCCTGGTAAACCTATTACAACACCTTACGGTGTTTTTAATAACATAACTGAAGCCTCAAACATTTTAAAAATGACATGGGACCAGGTTAAATACAGACTAGATAATAAAGATGGATGGAAATATAATAGTTGATTTCTATCTTAGAAGTTCATATAATAAATATATTTTGGAGATCCTATGAGTGATTTTTTTAGAAATCTTGTTGAAGATTTGAAAGATGAAGATACAGTTATTGCAGCTGATGGAACCGGTAGTGCTGAATTTACAGGTACTATTGATACCGGTTCATACTTATTAAATGCTGCTCTTTCTGGATCTTTATATGGTGGTGTACCTAATAATAAAGTAACTGCATTTGCTGGTGAATCAGCTACTGGTAAAACGTTCTTTGTGTTAGGTGTTGTTCAACATTTTTTAGCTAACAATCCTGATGCTGGTGTTGTGTATTATGATACTGAAGCTGCTGTAACTAAAGATATGATGGAATCCAGAGGTATCGACACTAAGAGAGTTATCTTAGCTGAACCTGATACTATTCAAAATTTTAGACATCATGCTTTAAAAGTTATTGATAACTATGCGAAGCAGCCAGCTGATAGAAGGCCGCCTATGTTATTTGTTTTAGATTCTCTCGGACTACTTTCTACTACTAAAGAGATGGAAGATTCATCTGAAGGAAAAGAAACTAGAGATATGACTAAAGCTCAGCTTATCAAAGCTACTTTTAGAGTGTTAACTCTTAAGCTTGCGAAGGTTAGAATTCCTATGCTAGTTACTAATCATGTTTATGATGTTGTAGGTGGTTATATACCAATGAAAGAAATTGGTGGTGGTTCTGGTTTAAAATATGCAGCTTCTACAATTGTAATGCTTGGTAAAAAGAAAGATAAAGAAGGTACTGAGTTGGTGGGTAATATTATTAAAGCTACTATGCATAAATCTCGCTTAACTAAAGAAGGTAAGCAAGTTGAAGTTAAACTATCTTTTGAGAAAGGGTTAAGCAGATACTGGGGCTTAGTTGATTTAGCTGTTAAGTATGGATTATTTAAGCAAGTATCTACTCGAATAGAATTACCTGATGGTAGTAAGCAATATGCTAAATCTATTTATAGTGAGCCTGAAAAATTCTTTACTAGTGAAATAATGGATCAATTAGAGCTTTTTGCTAAGCAAGAATTTATGTATGGAATGAATGAAGATGAAGGACCTGTTTCCGATACCCTTGTTGATGGAGAAGATCAACAATCTTGATTCTCTAAGAGATCAAATCCTAAACGTAAGAAATGAAAAGCCTAGCAATAGGGAAAATTATACTTCTTTTTATGATGAACATCCCATGGAAGATATTGAATGGGATGAGATACGTGATCAGATCACTAAAGCGGGTCAAGCATATGTTAGACAAGTTTCTAATAATAATGATCCAGTTACCGTACATGCGTGGTGGAATGTTTATAATGAGCACAATCATCATTGTTGGCATTATCATGGTGATGCTAAAGCTTCTGGAACGTTATATGTCTATGCAGATAGTAATAGCGTTCCCATAATGTTTAAATCTCCTATCGAAAATATACTTGAAAATACACGCTTAAAGTTATATAATAGATGGATACAAAATTTTACACATAACCCAGAAACGGGTGATTTATTAATATGGCCATCATGGCTTGAGCATATGGTACCGGAACAAAAAAATATAACTCAAGATTTAAGAGTGAGTTTATCGTTTAATATAATATGATTGAAAGACAAATACTAGGCAGTTTAATTTATGATATTGACTATTGTAAAAAAGCAATAGCTTTTCTAGATGAAAAATACTTTCAAAACTTTGTAGAAAAGAAAATATTTAATTTAATTTATAAGCATTACGATACTTATACCACTCTGCCTACCTCAGATACTTTATTAATTGACTTAGAAGAGTCAGGTGGTCTATCTGAAGATCAATTTACTGAAGCAGAACAAATAATAAAAGAATTAAAAGAGCCTACTGAAGAAGTAAAAGAATGGCTTGTTGATAAAACTGAAAAGTTCTGTCAAGAAAAAGCAGTTTATAATGCTATAATGGATTCTATTCAGATAATGGATGGAAAAACTACGCATGATAAAGGAGCAATACCGCAGCTGTTATCTGATGCGTTAGCTGTATCATTTGATTCACATATCGGTCATGATTTTATAGAAGATAGTGATGATAGATTCGATACGTATAAAATGAAAGAGACTAAAATACCTTTTGATATAGATTATTTAAATAGAGTTACTAAAGGTGGTTTATCTAAAAAGACTCTTAATATAGCATTAGCTGGAACTGGTGTTGGTAAGTCTCTCTTTATGTGTCATTGTGCTTCTGCTAATTTATTACAAGGCTATAACGTATTATATATTACTTTAGAAATGGCTGAAGAGAAGATAGCAGAGAGAATAGATGCTAACTTACTAAATCAAACTTTAGATGAACTAAAGATGTTACCTAAAGAAGCATATCAGAAGAAGATGGATAGAGTTAAAAGTAAAACGACTGGTAAATTAATTATAAAAGAATATCCTACCGCTAGTGCTCATACAGGTCATTTTAGACATCTATTAAATGAACTTAAAATTAAAAAGCAATTTAAGCCTGATATAATTTATATTGACTATTTAAATATTTGTACTAGTCATAGAGTAAAAGGGGCTGCAGCTAATTCTTATACTATTGTAAAGAGTATAGCTGAAGAGTTAAGGGGGTTAGCAGTTGAATTTAATGTACCTATTGTTAGTGCTACGCAGACTACTAGGTCTGGTTATACAAGCAGTGATATTGGTTTGGAAGATACTAGTGAATCTTTTGGGCTTCCTGCTACTGCTGATTTTATGTTTGCTATTATAAGTACTGAAGAATTAGAAGATCTAGCTCAAATATTATTTAAGCAACTTAAAAATAGATATTCAGACCCTAACTATAATAGAAGATTTGTAGTGGGTGTTGATAGAAGTAAAATGAGATTATATGATGTGGAGCAACAAGCTCAAGATGATCTAATAGAAGATACTCCCGTCTTTGATAATACAAAAACAGGAGAAAGGTTAACAAGCAAGTTTAATGAGTTTATCTAGTCGACCTGATTTCATTAGTTTATCTAATTTTTTAAAAAATAATTTCATTGACGCTCCTGTATATAAATAGTATATATAATATATATATAATTGAGGATTTTGAGAATGAGTGATAAAGTTCAAATGTTAGTTAAAGTTCCAGAAGAGCTTAAAAGACTTTTCAAAGAAGCTTGTAAAGCAAATGATACATCTGTTTCTCGTGAAGTGAGACGCTTTATGAAAACGTATGTTGAAATGCAAGAAACTATGCCTGAAACTAAATTTGATGCCTGAATATGATTGCATTATTCCCTGGTCAGGTGGGGTTGAATCAACCGCAATAGTTAATTGGGCTCTTGAAAATAAAAAAACACCACTAGTTATTCATAATAAATTGAACGCTGCAGAATGGGAAAGTGTTCAAACCATGTCTAATATATTTAATATAAAAGTTTTTAAAATAGAGGAAACTTTTGATTTAACACCCGACCCTTTAAATAGAGAGTTTTATTCCAAAAAATTTAACTATAATTCTAAATGGAGCCCCGTGATCCATAGATGGGCGTATTGGACTACAATTAGTAATCTTTTATACCCCACAATTAAACATCTATATTATGGGGCTTGTTATGCTGGTGCTGTCAAATATGGTGATGGTTCAGGTGATAAAATGCCTGACATTTCAATATTTCAATCATTTGAAAATTATCTTAATGTTTATGGTGTTGAATCTAAATTTATTGCACCATTAGGTCATATGACTAAAAGAGAACAATGGTTATCATTACCAGAAGAAATAAAATGTGAAATATTTACCTGTCAAAAAGAGCACGCTATTCAACACAAAAAAAATTGTAAAAGCTATGAGTGTAATAAATGTCATGAATTAATGAGAGCAGTACCAAATACTGAATTGCATTTAATAAAATAGTTGAATTAAACATTATGGTATGTTATAATAATATTTTAGGAGGTTATTATGATAACAATGCAAGGTGATATATCTGTTCAAGATATAATTAACGCATATCAACGCTTTGAAGTTGGTGATAAACTTACTGATGAAGCTATCGATAATATTAAAGACTATAAACATTGCTGTACCTTTATGGGGTATTCAGCTGAGCATATTGCTGGATGTTTACACACCTTATCTCAAGTCAACAATTGGAGGATGTTTAAATGAATATATTTGTTTTAGATAGAGATCCATATGTGGCAGCTGAAAATATGTGTGATAAGCATATAGTTAAGATGATTATAGAAACTAATCAAATTTTAAGCTGTGTGATAGATAAATGTGGTAAAGAAGGACGTTCTATTGAATTAGAATTAGCTCAATACCCTAAAGCTCATGCTAAACATCCATGCACATTATGGGCAATGGAAAGCAAATCTAATGCTATATGGTTAGTTAATCATCTTAAGGGTATCGAAAATGAATTTAGAATTAGATATCCTAGAAAAGTACATTCAATGGATGGTAATTATAGAATTTATTCTTCTGAAATTCAAAAATGTACATTTAAAAGAATAGGATTAACACCATTTGCTCAAGCAATGCCTGAGCCTTATAAAGCAAATGATCCAGTAACAGCTTATAGAACTTATTACTTAATGGATAAAGGTAACTTTGCTACCTGGAAAAAAGAAACTCCTCGTTGGTATAAATATGGTAGACAATTAATGTTAAATACCATACAAGAGGAGACAAAGGATGCTAAGGCTACTTCCTGCTAAGTTCAATCAGAGCGCTCGTTTCAAACGACCAGTAAATGACCTCCTATATACTGATCAAAGAGCGCTCACCCTATTTGATCAAAACGGTTATGCATTAACCAAATTAGAGAAAGAGCACGCTATATCAAATGGTGTGCAATTAGATGAACATCAACATGAACAATGGTCTATTAGAAAGCCGTGGATGAATGATGGAAATCGAAATTATGGACCCCATTTAAACCACTGCTGTTTATTTGAAAGATGGGGATTCGAAGGTGAAGCATTAGATAAACTAGAAATAAATGCTATAACAAATCCATTATTATTTAAATTAATTAAATTAAAACCAAAATGGGGAATAGATTTTTCTATGGATTATGTTGATCATACTGGTATTGTTTTTGAAATTTATCATATGGAATGGGATTCATTTGTATTAGAAGAAGCTGATGAAATGAGAATTAAAGTTCAACAATTAGTAAAAAATACAGATTGGTCTGAAAAAGCTAAACAAATGTGGCAAATGAGAGCAGAATGGATAGATCTTCCATACGATAAAATGAGTGATTGGAAGTGTGATTTTTTAAATGCTCCTAGAGAAAGATATAAAATGGCAATATGGGATGATTGATCATATAGGTAAATATTTTAATTCACTACCAGATGAATTATGTGATGATATAATCAATAAAATAGAAGAAATGATTGTATCTAAAAAAAATGGAATATATTTTAATAATGATGATAGCAGAAACGATATTAATATCTTTCCTCTACATTATCAGTCTTGTGATAAATTAAATGATGATTTAAAAACACATTTAAAAAAATGTTATAATGAATACTTTAGCAATTTTATGGTTAGTGTTGATTTTGAAAATGCTTTTGATAGTATTAAATGGCAAAAGTCTTCTAAGGGTGGAGGATTTTATACATGGCATTATGAACAAGGTAGAAGTGAGACAACAAGAAACCGTTTTGGTGTTTGGATGATATATTTAAATTCAACTTCAACAGGATACACAGAATTTAAATATCAAGATAGAAGAGTACATCCTATAAAAGGTACAACTCTTATTTGGCCTGCAGGATATACACATCTGCATAGAGCTGCACCTGATCTAGAAGAAGACAAATACATAGCTACAGGATGGTTTTCGTACAACGACTAGTTGATTTATTTTACATCAGTTCATATAATATAACTATGATAAAATTAAATACCTTAGGAGGTAATATATGTCAGTAGACGCACATAAAATTATGGCTGAAAATATAGCCGATGACGTGTTTGATGCTTATAATGAAAGCTCAACAATTACTAAAACCATTGATTGGATGTTTGTTGGTGACGACGGTGAATGTCTTGATGGTGAAGTTCAATACACTGCTAAATTTGTTGGTGGTGGGTATACAGTAGTACCCGATAGTATAGAACCTATCTTTGATGAACATTCTACTGCTAATGGCTTAGCTAAGATCGATTATGATTTTGCTAAAGATCTTTTAGATGATGAAAAGGATGATCTTTTAGAAGAACTTCAAGATGATATTGATAATTATTTAACTAAAGATAAATTTATGTCATTAGTTGCTCAGAAGTTTAAACAAACTAAAGACATTGATAAAGCATTAGAATCCATTATTGAGGATGAATATAACGACTGGTTCGACAGAGCTTCTGGAGTTTAATGCATTTAGTTGTTAAGACCGTCAATGGGTGGGTTATATTAAAAGATAAGTCACCCGACGGCATTCCTAGGTTTGTTTGTAAAAAAAATGAATCAGTTGTACTCTTTAATAGAGTGTATTATAATTTAGATAAGGTAGAAAAAATATGTCAGCAACGGTAACACATAAAGGGTTTGTCGCTTTTTGCGAATACCTTTTACCTGCTGTTAAAGATGGTAGAATGGGTCGTAAAGAATGGGCTAGAGCTGCTATGTTATCTTTTGGTGATTTACCTTCTATACCTTCTGGTCTTGTTTCTAAAACTCTGCTATGGACTCATGAACCAACTGGTCGTACTTATAGAAAGTCGAGAGTTACTCATGAGCATTTTAAGACTAGAACTAAAACTTGCAGAGAAATAGTCCATTTATATATGGATGATAGACTAACACCCGAGATGTTAGAGATTGTTATTGAAGAAGGCCGACAAGTGCATTTTGTTGATGAGTTAGAAAATATTGCACTTAGACCTTTCCAGCAAGATGAAAGTATCTTGACTTGGCAAGAAGAATATGAAAAAGCAGGTATTGAATTAGTACCTGATCCTGGTACATTTGGTAATAAGACGTACTATTATAAAATAGATGAGATCTATTATGCAGATGCAAATGAAGCTGCAGATGCAACAGGTGTTCATAGTAAGACGGTTAAAGCTAGGTGTAATAATAATAAATGGCCAGATTGGCATGAAATAAAATACGAGTTTACAAATGACTAGAAACGAACATATGGAGCATTTAGAGGACTTAGTTCTCAATCAGGGAGTAGTAGGTGCAAGACATGCTATTAATTTTCTGCAGTCTCTTAGAAACGCTCTAGTCGGAAGAGCAAAAGAAGAAATAAATACTACGGTTAAATGGGATGGCTCTCCAGCTATATTTGTTGGTAAAGATCCTGAAGATGGAAAGTTCTTTGTAGCTAAAAAATCCATTTTTAATAAAGAACCTAAAGTATATAAAAATAATAAAGAGATAGATGCAGACACAGAAGGTGATTTAAATACTAAACTTAAAACTGCATTATATTATCTTAAAGACTTAAATATAGAAGGGGTATTACAAGGTGATTTCTTATTTACAAAAGATGATCTTAAAATTGAAACAATTGATGGGACAAGATATATTACTTTCCATCCTAATACTATTGTTTACGCTGTTCCTTATGATTCTGATTTGGGAGAACAGATCAGAAATTCAGCCATGGGAGTTGTGTGGCATACAAAATACAGCGGAAGTGAGCTATCTTCATTGTCTGCATCCTATCAGGTTAGCGTAAACGATCTTAATCAATTACCAGGTGTATGGCAAGTAGATGCTAATTATAAAGATCTGTCTGGAAGTGCTACTATGACTGAAAAAGAATCGAAAGATGTTTCTTTACATCTATCTCTTGCAGGTGGTGCTTTCAGAAGAATTGATGTTAGATTACTTAATACCATTTCTACTGATAAGAACTTATTAGAGTTTATTAAGATTCATCATAACTTACACATTCGCTCTGGTAGGGAAATTACAAGCCCTATGCTTTATGTTAGAAGTTTATATAAGTTCTTAGAAGATAGGGTTAAAAAAGATATTAATATGCTCAAGACTGAAAGAGGTCAAGAAAATAAACGTAAAGCATATAAAGCAGTGTTTGACTTTCTTAAGACCCCTCAATATAGAGTGGTGCCTATATTTGAATTACAAATGCATTTAGTGCATGCTAAAAAGTTAATTATACAAAAGATGAATAAAGCATCTAAACTTGATACCTTCTTAAAGACTAATAATGGATTTAAGATTACCGGTCATGAAGGTTATGTAGCCGTAGACAATATTAAAGGGGCTGTTAAATTAGTTGATAGATTAGAATTTTCTTATTCTAATTTTAGCCCTGATATTGTTAAAGGTTTTGAAAATGAACGCAGAACTTGATTTCTGTGTAAATAGTTATTATAATAAATATATTATGAGACAGGTAAGGTTATACACAAACCCTGAGGAAAAAAATGAAAGACAACATTAGCAATAGTTCTCAACCCTATACATTGTCTGAAGCAAAGACCGATACAGCTGTGATTACTTTCGGTCGAATGAATCCTCCGACCACAGGGCATTTAGCATTAGTAAATAAAATGCTCGCAGTATCAAGACAAAAAAATGGTACACCTTTAATCTTCCTGTCTCATTCTTATGACGCTAAAAAGAATCCATTATCTTATCCAGAAAAACTAAAACTAGTTAACCAAGCATTTGGTAATATTGCTGTTAAATCTCAGAGTAAAAATATTATTCAAGTATTAAAAGAACTAACTGGTAAGTTTAAAAACGTTACTATTGTAGTAGGGCAAGATAGAATTGCTGATATGGAACGTATCACTAAAAATTATAATGGTAAAGATTTTAAATTTGATAAAGCTGAAGTTGTTTCAGCTGGTATGAGAGATCCAGATGCAGATGGTATACAAGGTGCTTCTGCTTCTAAGTTACGCGATGCGGTGACTAAAGGAGACTTCAATTCATTCAAGGCCGGATTACCGAGTAAGCTAAATAATAATGCTAAAAAAATATATCAATTAGTGAGACAAGGTATGAAGTTAAAAGAAGATCTAGATACAATTTTTGAAGAACACCTAGACGAAGCAGGTGTTTTAACTATTGCAGGTCGAAGAAAAAAGGCAATAGCAGCTAGAAAATACAAGGCAAGACTGAAAGTTGCACGTAAAAGGGTAGCAAGAAGATTAGCTCAGACTGGAAGAATTAAAAAAAGAACAGGAAGAGCAGCTATCAGATTAATGAGATCTAGACTAGCTGGTCAAAGAGGTAAAAAATATTCATCTTTATCAGCAGCTGAAAAATCATCTATTGATAGAAGAGTTCGTCAAAGAGGGGCTATTATTAAAAAGCTAGCTACAAGAATTATGCCTCAAGTCAGAAAGAAAGAGTTTAAAAGATTTCAATCATTTAAAACCAGTTCAGAGTCTATTAATAATAACTTCGAGACTTTAATTCAAGAAAATTTAACTCAAAAATTTAAAGATAAAGTAGAAAAAATTAAAGCATCAATTGATAGATTCAGAAATTCAGATGTTGCAGCTCAAATTAGAGATAAAAAATCTCTTATGGGTGTAAACATCGATTAAAAAAAAAAATCTAAAATAGGAGAGGCCCTAGTAAAAAAGTCTGAAAACAGCGGTGTTAGTTTAGCACAGCTTGAACAGCTTTATGTTGAAAATTATCAACAGGGTGATAATGTAGCGTTTGATCGTATAAACGAATACATTTCAAAACATAAATTAGAAATAAAAGAAAATATTGATAATTTATTTGAAGTAAAATTTCCTAAAGACTACAATCCACCAAAAGAATGGAATAAGCCACCATCAGATAAAGAAATAAATGATATGGCTAAGCATTACGAAAAAGAAGCTAATAAGAAAAAGCAACAACAGGTTAAAGAAAGAAAACTAACTCCAGGTGAATTAGAAGATAGAGAATCATTAGTAACCAAACTCAAAAAAGCAAAAACAAAATTCCAAAAACGTTATGGTAGAGATCACGAAAATGTGATGTATGCTATAGCAACTAAACAAGCTAAAAAGAAACTTTCATCTAAGAAAGGACATAAAGCTAAGTTATCAGAAGTAAGTACAGACACTTTAGTTAACTATGCTCAAGCAGCTAAACTGTCACTTAAAAAAGACTCTTCTAAAGAAAATGTTAAAAAAAGAACTAAAGGTTTAGCTAATGTTGGTAAAAAATTATCTGATAGATTATTTAATGAAGCTGTTTATGATGCTGATAACCCTAAAAAAGGTATTCAAAGAACTAGACACAACTTAAGCTTTAGCAAAAAGAAAAGAGATAATCCTCCTATTTACAGACAAAGACAAAAACAAGACGCTTATAAAAAAGACGATCCTATTGAAAAGAAAATAGAAGTTTCAGCTAAACTTAGAAGAACACCAAGTGATTATAACAGAGATATTGGTAATAGAAAGAATAAAGAGTTTATTAGAGGTGGTAAGCATGTTAAAGATTATGGTGGTGCTTCACATTCAGTTACTAGATATGAAGCAGCTGTATCTCTTGCTAATTATATTACAGGAAACATTCCTAAGCCAACAGAAAGATTAAAGGCAGGAATTAAAGTAAATAGGAAAAAGTTTTCATCAATAAAAAACTACAAGCCAGAATTTAATAAAAAAGTAGACTATGACGCTTTAAGAGTTCAAAGAGAACAAGAAGAGATAATACATGAAATAAGCACTGATACAAAAAAAAGCTATGTTCAAAAAGCAGAATTAGCATCAGCAATTATGAAAGCTAATGCTAGAACATATGATAAGATGTCTAAAGGTGCAGCTAAAAGCAAAGAAGATCATGGTAAAATTCAAGGCTATTTGGCTAAAGCTAAAAAATTAAGAACAATTGCAGGTAAAAGAGACGCAGGTGTAGAAAAAGCTAAAGCATCCATGGAAGAAGAAAATGGTGCAGGATTTATGGGTACACCTCAATTAACCGCAAAATATATCAAAGACACACCAGGACAATCTGCAGGATTTGATCTTGCTATAGATGGTGTTCCAGGAGCAGGTGGTGTTATTCCTAAACAACAACCTTTAAAAGGTTTAGGTCAATCTGGTAAATTTCATTTAATGAATTTTAAGGATTTTAAAAATGATAAATGAAGGTACCCCTGAGCAGGATAAAGATCATCCAATAGGTAAAAAGCATCATAAAAAGAAAGATTGGAAAACATTGCATAAAATGGATAATAAAATGATTAAAGATTATATTGCACATCTAGATGAGGCATCAGGCTTATCAACTAATACTCTTAAATCATATGAAGATAAAGCTGCAGCAGATGCTAAGAAAAAAAGAGAAGCAGGAGATTATTCAGGTCATAGTAAAAGATATAGAGGTATTTTTAAATCACAAATGACTAGAATGGATCGTTCTACTCAAGATCTTAAAAAATCAGCTGATGCATTACATCAAGCAACCAAAGATTGGAAAAATAAAAAAGGGTTAGATGAATGGACTTATAGCCCAGACGCAAAACATCCTGATCATGCTTATAGTGGTGCTTTAACTGGCAATAAAATGAAAGCAGCCCATACAGTTCAAACACATGTACAAAAACATTATGCATCAGGTAATCCAGTTATTAAGAAAAAAGATCATAGTAAATTTCATTTAATACATACAGTTGGAGCTCATCACGAATTACCTACTAAAGATGAATAGCATAGAACACATGGTAAAATTTTAGATAATCCTCATCATTCATTTTATAAAAAGAACCCTGATCATCCTACAACACATTTAAGAAATCATTTAGTAAAAAATGATCCACATTATAAAAAAGTTTTTCAACAAATAGGTCAACATAGACTTAAAAAAGCTATTGAAAAAGCTTCTTCTCATAGTGCAGAAACAAAAAAAGCAGTTAATGAAAATTTTATGGATGGAAGAAATCCACAAGATAAAGGTGATTCTAAACGTCATGGATTATCAGGTAAAATGTCAGTAAAGTCACTTAAAAAGGCTAGATCTTCTGATAACTCAAGTCCACGTAAAAAGCAATTAGCACATTGGCTACTTAATATGAGAAAGGGTAGAGAAAAAAGCTAAATAATAATGTGAAGTATTATATTGATGGATGCAGTTTTGCCTGTGATTGGACCCGAGAAATAAATAGTAGTCTTAATCCAATAAGTGGTCATCTCACTCGATTTAGTGGTCTTTTAAGCCCTAATAAATATAATCATATTAGTTGGTCTCATTATTTTGAAAATAAAATAAATCAAGCCTCTCCTGGTAAATCAAACATTTCAATTTTTCACGACACATTTCAGGCTATGGAAAAGAAAGTAGCTGATAGATATTTAGTTATGTTTACGTACAGTGAAAGACAAGAAATAATTAACAATGATGGTGGAAGAAACACTGCTTATGGTATTGGTGTATATAAAAAGGATTTAACCCCTAATGAACCTTTTTTAAGTGAATCAAGAAAATATACAGAAAATTATATAAAAACACTTATAGCATATAGTAAATTAAACGATATTGATTTTAAATTTATAACTGTTGAGCCTTCTTATTGTTTTGAAGGGTTAGATAAATCAGCCTGGTTTAATAGTGAGCTTGAATTAGAAAGAGAAGAACATGATTGGTTTTTTCATAATTTAATTACAATATATGGTTGTAATAATTATGATTTAATAAGAGATTTTTGTCATCTAGGTGTAGAAGCAAATAAAATATTATATAAAGATATCAAATTTTGGTTAGATACTGGTAGAAAACCACCTATAAATTATTCTAGACAAAACACTCTTTTTTATTTAAAAGATCAAATAGATGGGTATTATCGTCACCATCAATCATATGATTTTTTAAAACATGTAATTGATGATATATTAAAAAAAGGATTTATATATGAGCGTTAATTTTTATTTTGATGGGTGTTCTTATGTTGATGGATATGATGCGGAATCGTTTGCATTTAATTGGACACATTATATTAATCCTATAGGAAAAGACCCTTGGTTATTTAAAAATAGCTCATTAGTTAAAGGGGAAAGAGGAAATGGTAGACGTAATAGATATATTGATGAATCAACAACAGCTAAATCAAATGATGCTATTTTTTATGGCTTTTTAACTAACTTAGAATGGATTAAAAAATACAAACCAGTAATTTTTATACAATTTTCTCATAGTGAAAGATTTATGCATATGCAATTTACTGATGAACAGGGTGAATGGTCTATGTCAGAAGAAAAAAATTGGTTTAGTGGTTATTGTAAAAATTTATTTGATATTACTAATATTGATCTATCAGGAAGACAATTAAAAGGTGCAATAGAAGGAGCTAATAACACATTTATGGGGTATTGGCTTATTAATGTTAATAAAACTTTATCTTATATAAAAGCTATTCAACAAATATGTAAAGATAATGATTTAGATTTAAATCTTATTACCACAGAAAATTATAATATATTTAAAAAAGCAGCTAGTTATAGTGAATATACTAAACAATTATTTGATTCAATAGATCATACTATTATTTTTAATTGGCCTACACCAGATTTTATTAATTACGATTTTAATAATGTAAATACATGGCTTCATTTTTTATCTATTTGGGGCACAGTAGGATTTGCAGTGCAATGGTCTAAAACATTTGGTAAACCATTAGCATATGATAATAAACATTTAAGCCAAGAAGGGTTTAAATTGTTTGCTAAACAAATAAAAGAGTGGTATCATGATAGATCAAAAGATTTATCATACCAATTAGATACTTTACCTTTAGAACAAAAACAGTATATGTACGATTATGCACACTGGGCTAGAAATTATGATTTTGGTAATACTTCGCACTGGGTAGAGAAAGATATACATAAATACTTTAACACAAAGCTAAAATTCATAATCGATAATGCAGATTATGTGTATGAAAGCTAAAAAAGGAGACTTTATGGATATGTTAAATATCGTAAAAAGCTGGGTCCTCGCTAGATGGGCTGAGCGTACTTCATGGGACGGTGGTGTTATAATTGGACTATCATTATGTTGGATATTATTAGGCGACTTAATTGATTGGGTAGCATGGTTAGCCTTGCTATATGGAATTTTTACCTTTGTTAAGTCAGAAGGACTTGACGTTTGGAAAAAATAAGGAAGTTATAATGCTAAGTTATCGTCAGTGGTTATTCGAAGCAACTTATAAAGGCAAAAAAGTACCTTTAGGTAAACCTATGAAAGGGGATGTTAAAAAGTCAAAAGTCTTCGTAGACCCTGACGGTGACGGTAAAGCCCAAAAAGTTAATTTTGGTGATAAAAACATGTCAATAAAAAAACACATACCAGCTCGTAGAAAATCATTTAGAGCTAGGCATAATTGTGATAATCCAGGACCAAAAACTAAAGCTAGATATTGGTCATGTAAAGCGTGGTAATTAGATAAATAAATATACATATTTAAAGGGGTTAGTATGAAATTTTCAGACAGTTTATTAAATGCAGCTAAAGGCATTTTAGAAGCAAAACCAAGAGTCTCTTTTGATGGAGACAAAGCTACCGTTCATGATAAAACCGGTAAAGAAATCAAATCATTCAACAGAAAAGATTTAGGTGGTAATTTTAGAAAAGAAGCCGATAGTTATATGGCTAAAAATTACCGAGCTTTAAACCAAGCTTATGAGCCAAAAGGCGAATCTATCGAAGAAGCAAAACAGTTAGAACTACCTGGAATGGGTGGAGACAAACAACCAGAATTAAATCTTAAAAAGAAAGACGAATCACCGATTAAAAAAGTAAAAGAAGATGCTGAACTTATCGATGAAAAGAAAAAACTAGACCCCGTAGGCAAAGAAGATGGTGATATCGATAATGATGGTGACATGGATAAATCTGATGACTATCTCCACAACAGAAGAAAAGCTATCAAACATGCAATGAAAAAAGAAGAAGTTGAAATAGAAGAAGAATTTATAAGTGAAGATGCTTATGAAATAGCTGATCTTATACTTGAATATTTTCCAAAAGAAAAAATAGGTCAAACAAAAAACTATCATGTTACTTCTATTGATCCAGAATCAGGAGCTTATAAATTAAAGCATAAAACAACTGGAAAGAAAACAACAATTACTGTTTCAGACAATAACCCCTTTAGTAGAACAAGACATGTTAACCGTGAACTGCAAAACAAATATGGTAAAAAAATAGGCGGTGCTGATCGTCATGCTATTGCAAGACATATTAATAAGCATATTCAACATACAGGTATGGAAGGTTCAGATCCTAAAAAAGATAAAGCTGGAACAGGCGATGTAAGAAGAATGTTAAGAAAAGATGGTGAATCTCGACAATCTATGAAAGAAGCTCCTACATACGTACCTGGTTTTATAGGAGCTGACGGAAAAGCAACTTCTAAGCCAACAGAAAAAGATTACGCTGCTAACAAAGAATATCAAGCAATGAAAAAGAAACTAGGAGATAGAATTCCTGGTCCTAAACCTACCAAAGAAGAAAACGAGCCATCTAAAGCAAATGGTGGTATAGCTCATAATTGTGCAACACATGTAAGTCATGAAGAGTTTGGTTTAGGTCAATGCATTTCTGGTATGCATACAATAGAAGAAAATGAAGATGGTACAGGATATGTAACACATTACGATGTAATGTTTAAATCAGAAGAAGGACCATTTATAAAAGAATCAGTTCCAGTTGAAGAATTAGAAATTCTTATTTCCGAAAAACATATGCACGGAAAAAAAAAGACTGTAGAAAGTAACGAGTATACAGATCAACTAGCTGATAAAATTAGAGACGTTGAAAATAAAAATAAACGTAAAAAAGCAGAAAAAGCATATAATTCTGGAGACTATGAAAAAGCTTCCAAGCATGCAGGAGTAAATTACTGGGAGAAATAATATGGCACAAATATTTTCACCACCTAAAAAAATAGAAGCAACAATGCCTTCTGGCAGAAAAACATATAGATATGCTGGTGATTCTGATACCCTCAAAAAGAAAATAGCCGGATTAAAAAAATCTGGTGCAAGTGGTGTTAGTGTTGTTGCAGAAGGTGTGTCAAGCGAACTTGGTGAAGAAATTTCTTCTGTTGCAGATAGAAAAGCTCGAATTGCTAAAGGTATATATCCTACGAACGGAAAGGGTCAACCTAATACAAATCATTTAATGTTTCATCAGTATAAAAAAGGACCAGATGGAAAAATGGGACTATATAAGCATGATGGATTAATTAAATTAGCTCAAGATCATGCAGCTTCAAAAAACGAAGAAACAATTCAAGAATTGTCAAGTAAGACTCTTAAGAACTATATCAAAAAAGCAGTTTCAACAAATTTAAATCATGATAATTCTTTACATGGTTTAGCAACTACAGCTGCAAATAAATTATCTAATCATTGGAGACAGCATGATAGAGGTCTTCCCAGTCATGATGACGGTGAAAGAGAAGATCAAAAAGCAGTTATCAGAGGAAAAGGAATTAAGAGAGCCGCTAAGAAATTGTATAGCAGAACTAATGAAGAAAAAATTCAAGAAATTGCTCAGCAATCAATTATTACGCATAATATTAAATCAAAAGATTCAAACAGACCAGTAGTTAAAAAAGGAACTCAATTAGAAGGGGCTTTTAAACGTCAGCTTATCGATAAAATGGAAAAAGAAAGATTAGGTGGTGGATCAAAACCTAATGTTGAAAGGAAAAAACCATCTAAAGCATGGTCTGATATTGGTTATTCAAACGAAAAACCAAAAGAAAAAAAGAAAATACATCAAAGCTTTCAAAAGGGTGGTAAAAACGATCCGGGTGGAATGGGAGCATTATTACATTCTGAAAGTGTAAAAGATTACATTGAAGTAAAAGGTGGTAATATGTCCAAACAAGAAATCTCTAAATTGATTAAAAATAGAAAGAAAGAGATGGAAGAAGGTAAAAAACCTGGTTTATGGGATAATATTCACGCTAAAAGAGCTAGAATTAAAGCTGGTTCTAAAGAAAGAATGAGAACCCCAGGATCTAAAGGTGCTCCAACTGCACAAGATTTTAAAGACGCATCAGAAGCAAAAGAATATACAGGGTTAAGTGGACCTGCTTATGGAAGACCTAGATTAGGTTATACTGGTGATAGAGTTGTTTATGGACAAAAAGGTTATAAAGAATATAAGGCTCAAGTTAAAAAGAAAAAAGAAGCTATAGCTAATAAGCAAAAAGAAAAAT